GCCCCGGGCGTGGGAGTTGAGCAGGGGGACCTGGGCCGGGACCGTGGCCCCGGACATGAGCAGGACCTCGTCAATGGGACCGCGGCGGGCGTCGTAGATGCGGACCGGGTCGTCCGTGGCCAGGACGGCCTGGACGGTGCGGCCCTCGTCGTCCAGGGTGGACGGTGAAGTCAGGGTCAGCTTTCGCGTGGATATGTTCACGGCAAGGATTCCTCCTTCAGCCCGGCCTGTTCAACCAGGGCGTTGTCTTCGGTAATTTCCTCAAGCAGCTCTTCCAGGTCTCGGCCCCGGGCAGCGGCCAATTCGCGGCGGGAGGTCAAACCGGCGCGGACCATCTCCACCTGGGCCTTGGTCTCCTTCAGGGGGTCAATGGACTCCAAGGCCGGCGGGAACCACTCGGAGCGCTCGAACGGCGCAGGGTCGGACCAGTAGATCGGCCCAAGCTGGACCGTGCCCGAAAGGACGGCCTCTTTTAACCAAACGCGGTAGAGCGGGCGGAGCAGTTGCTCGACGATGACCGCCTGCCGGACACGGAGCACGGCGGCGAGGTCGTTCCGGGACACGCGCATCGTGGAATAGTTGATGCCGGTGTAGTCTCCAGAGAGTAGCTCATAGGGAACGCCCGTGGCCGTGGCGACCATACGCAGGACCAGACGGACAAAAGACTCGAAGTTGTTCCCTGGACGGTTATGGCTTGCCAGATTTATTTTTTCCCCGGGCTGCAGGTACTCCAGGACCGCGTTGGCCAGGGTATCCTCGCCCATGCCCGTGGTGGCCGAGGTTTGCACGTCCCGGGCGCGTTGAAAGCCGGCCATGTCCGGGGTCTCAATAAATGCCAAATATTTTGCCGCCATCTTGGCCCCGTCTATCTCGGCCCCGAGGTATTCACCGAGGTCCGAGGCGGCCATGATGGCCGAGGCGAAGGGACTGATGCCCCGGAGCTGGCCAGGGCGTTGTCGGTCGAAAATATGGATACAGCGCTCGGCAGGGACTCGGATGGTCTTGCCGGCCACGGTGTCGTCAATGTGGTAGGCCACGGGACGGCCGGTGTCGGTCTCGTATTCGATGCCTTGCTCCAGGCCGTGGCCCTGTTCGGGACGGCCGAGGTCGGACAGGCGATCTGGTTCAATGGGCTGCAGGCCGAGGGACATGGTTCTCCCCGGGCGCTCGACGTTTCGCAGGACGAAGAGGGCCTCCCCGCATTCGCAGAGCTGCCGGACCGTGAGCCGTTCCAGGTCGTGCAGGGACATGGCCCCGCAGGCCGAGGCCGAGGGGGTCCAGCGTCTCCAGGCGGACTCAATGGCCGCGACGATCTCCTTGTCCATGGTCCCGTCAGGCCCTTTGACTCGGGACTGCAGGCGTATCCCCGGACCGACGATGAGAGACTCCAGCACGGTGACGGCCCTGGAAAAATAAGGAAAGTCCCTGACAAGCTGCCGGACTCGGGAGCGGACGGCCTGGGAGGATGACCGAATCTCGTCGTTGGCCGTGGTGTCCGCAGAGGTCCAGCCGGCCGATAGCCGGGAGGGCTTCGCCGCGGCGTACTGTCGCAGGCCGTCAAGGCGAGCTCTCGCTTCGGCCCGACGAAGGGCCTTCTCGGGCGAAAACAGGCCTACAAGGCCGTCAAGGGCGTGCGAGATAGGGCGGGCCATCATTGGCCCCCGTTGCGCGTTAAAACGCGTCCCAGTGGCCTTGTGGTGGTCTCCAGTTCGGCCATGTGCTGAGCATAGCGCAGGGCCTTCAGGAGTTCCTCGAAGTGGGTGAAGGTGGTCTCCAAGCCGTCAATGGAGATCGAGCGGTTTTGCCATGTCCGATCGGCTATGGCGTCCTTGATGGTCTGGACCGTGGCGGACCAAGAGGTAAAAGCCATGTGGTTGTCCTGTGGTTGAATTAGGGGCCGGGTGATAAGTCCGGCCCCCCCTGCAAGAGGGCAAGCGGAGGAAGCTGACGAGGAAACCTCCGGTTGCGCGTGCAGTCTACCACGGAATTTCCCGTGAATCGGTTACTTTTCGGCTTTTCCTCTTTTTTTCCGGGACGTTATTCTCGGCCGTGGTATCGTTGCCCTTGACCGACCGGGCCTGGGTGCCGGCCTGGACCTGGGCCTTGCGCCAAGCATCTATGAGTTCCTTGTCCGATTCCCAGTAAAGCCCGATTTTTTGGGCCGGGAGGCCGTTGTAACGAATGAGTTGGAGCGTGGTCTTGTCGCTGCGGCGGATGTACTGCGCGATCTCGGTGATGCCGGTGAGCTGGGTCCCATTTCCTACCACCATGACGAGGTCCTCCTTGTCGAAGACGGTTTCGGCCGTGGTGCCGGCCGTTGTTGGTTGTACGTTTCAAGGTCCAGGGGTTCAGCCCATTCACGAATCCCGGCAATCTCGGCCCCGGCCAAAGCGTAGATGGAGCAGTCCCACAAGTGGTTCGCTTTGGACTTGGGGCAATGCCAATTTCCACGGTCGTCCTGATACTCGGCCCCCATGTGGGCCACGAAGTCTTCAGACACGTCGTCCGGAAGGCGGACTCCGCCGGGTGCCCCGGGGTCCATCATCAATTTGTTGGCCAGGATGGTCTTGAAAAAGGACGTATCCAGCAGGGTCAGGTTCAGCCCTCCCGGGACTGGATACCGCTTGCCGTCCCGGCCCTTGACGGCGTCCACGGGACTGACCGTCCACGTTCGGCCGGAAAGGTGGTCCTTGCCCTGGACCGGGTGAATGGCCGAGTTTTTCCGGGCGTAGTCGTAAATCTCGGCCGTGCGGTGGCCCATGGCATCAATCATGATTCGATTGACTCCGTATGCCCGGCCCTGGGTGTCGGTGAAGCGTGAGCCGATGGTCCGCGCGGTCAGGGTGGCCAGGTCCGGGACGAAGGCCTCTGTGACCAGGGACATGGTCAGGTCTCGGTCGAAACTCCAGACGGCGAGCCAAAAGCCGTTGTCTTGCGTATCGGCCCCGCAGATGAGGCCGAGAGTGTCATCCGGGACCATGGCCGTGGGCCTGTCGGTGCGTCTGGCCAGGATAAGGGAGGCCGGCCGGGACTCGCCCCGGTGTTGGTCTTCGGTCCAGGGTTCAGCCAGGGACGAGTTGACGAAGTTGTGGAGCCGGCCGGTGTCGCCCTTTTTGGCCTCGGCCGTGGCCTGCCGGAACTTGACCACCAGCTCGCCCCAGCGAGTCCATGGTGAATAGAGCTCATTCAGGTGGTAGCTGCGATGGTCCGCCGGCGCGTCCGGATTGGTGACGGTCCAGGAGCCGGAGCGGACCATGGTGGCCTTGTGTTTTTCCTGAATCTCGGCCTGACAATGCGGACATTCAAGCCAGACATTCCCGGCCCTGATATGCTCTAAGGTGTCGGTCTTGTTCCACTTAACGAGCTTCCAGGACAGGACAAACATGGCCCCGCAGACTGGACATGGGACATGATATTCCCGGCGGTCGCCCATGAGGTAATGCTGCCAGATGGAACCACGGTCCACGGTGGGCGTGGAGGCCAGCACTACCTTGTGACTGCGGTATGTTTTGACTCGTTCCTTGGCCAGGGACAGGGCGTCCGCTTCCAGGGCGCTTTGGTCGGGCCACTTATCCACTTCATCGGCCAACAGATACCGAATAGGCCGGCTGGCAAGCTGGGACGGACTCCCGGCCCCCTGGAGGTAGATGCTGCAGTTATCCAGTCGCATCTCGGCCGAGGCGAAGTCAAAGCGGTCCCGCGTTTTGTGTCTGGCCAGGACCGGAGCGTCTTCGATGAGCGGTTGCAATCTGTTCTTGCTGAATGACCGGGCAGCGTCCAGGCTGGACTGGACCAGCAGGACCGGGCCCGGATCCTCGTCAATCACATAGCCGAGGGCCACGAGTAGGGTCATGGTCTTCCCGGACTGAGCCGACCAGCAAAGGGTCAGAGTGCGGACCGAGGGGTCCTGGAAGGATTCCAGCGGTTCCCGGACGTAGGGCGTGGCCTCGGACGAATATCTCCCGGGGTGCGGCGTAGCCCGGGACGAAAGGTCCAGATTCGTCTCCGCCCATTGCCAGGGGACGGTCCGGGCAGGTGTGGCCCATGCCTCGGACCAGGCGTCAATCAAGGTGGTCTGGGAGCCGTTCGAGGGCATGGCGGACCTCCTTCTCCAGGGTCTTCTGTATCTCCGGCCATGGGAGCCCTTCCAGGTCCGGAGCCACCTTCCCGGGGATGTCCAGCAGGTAGCGCTTGGCCGCGGTGACGTGCTTGAATATCCAGGCCCGGACCTCTCCGGCCGGGAGGAGGTCCTTGGTAGCCACCATGTGATCGGTCAGGTTCTTCTCGGCCCTCCTGAGGATGTCCACGGATGTAGACCAAGCATCGAATTCCTTCTTCCCGGGGGATTCATTCCAGCGACGGTAGCAAGTGGCCTCGGCCCGACGCAGACGATCCAGGGCGGCCTCAAGGCCGAGGGCCTCATTTCCACCGTCGTCAAATGGTTCGGCCGTGGGAGAGGCCAAGTCCGCCACGGTGGAGACTCTCTTTTCGGGGATATTCTTCTCGGCCCATGCCAGGGCGGACTCGGTGTCCCATGTGCCGGAAGCGTTGGTCGGGATAGACCCTCGCTTGATGTTATCCCTTACGGCCCGGTCAGAGACGTTGAACCCGTTCATCATGAGGAATCTATGAACATCGGCCCGGGTGGATAGAATCATGGTTTCAACCTCTTAGGATAGACCATTTCAATGTGTTACATAGACAGCTTTCGGGCGCTTGCCTACCCGTGCATAAAACAGGCGCCAAAAAGGGACCCAAAAATAAAAAACGTGTTACTGACCCTTGATTCCAGGCCCGGAACGATAGCCGGATGACCTAAACCATGGCCGTGGTCTTTTCCGTGGCTTAAATCTAATCCTAGAGCGTAGGGCCGGGAAGCCTTGCAATATAAGGCTTCCCGGACGCAAGGCTTTAGAGGGACGTGAATCTCGGGCATGCCGTGGCCTTCTCCATGGCCGCTGCAGTATTCACTACTCCGTCGGCATAGCACCGATCTCCAAAAAACCAATGGCAGTCTTCACAATGTCGCTGTTCGTATTCCTCAAACTCGCCCTCTCCACAGCCGCCGTTGCTCGGCGCGGGCGGAAAGCCGTTTGTGGTTGGTGCATGTCTCCGACATTCTCCAGTCATGTCTTCATAAAAACGGCAGTTGTCACAGGTGATCATTGTCGTCCCTCCTCCAGGGTGTAGTGGGTCTCGCCCGTTTGCCAAACCTTATAGCTCGCCAGTTGGTCCATGTATTCGCGGCGGGTGTCCAGTAACCAGACCTCTTCGTCCAGGACGGAGAGGTCCGGGACGTGGTCGTTGCCGATGTCCGGGCAGGCGGCGCGCATGGCTTCGGCCACCTCCTGGGCAATGGGCCGGTAATGGTCCATGATGTCCTCGGCCTCCGCCTCGAATCTATTCACGAGCTGACGGAACTCTTCGCGCAGGGATTCAATCTCTTCGGCGTGGGAGTTGATGGTCTCTTCCCGTGCCGTGGATATGGCCTCCCGGATGGCCTCGGCCATGCGGTCGGACTCGTCGGACAAGTTGCTGTTCCAGAATTTCTTGATTTCGGTCCGGACGATGTGACCGAGTGCCCCGGGGTGGAGCGCTTCCAGTGCGTCCAGCTCAGTGGCCCCCGTGCCCCAGCGGTCCTCGAATGCCCCGGCCCGGCGCTCGGACTCTTTTATTGGTATCCTGGGCAAACGATATTCACGGCATTGGTCGTGTGTCAGAATAATGGGCTTGAGGAAGATCGGGATGTCAATCTCCTTCTTATGGACGAAGTATTCAATTTTGCGTGCTACGCCCACGGGGATGGACCGGCCGGCCGGGTCGAAGTCGCTGATGTACAGAATGACCGTGGGCCGGTTTGCGTTGACGGCCCGCTCCACGGCCCAGTTGGCCTGGGCCACGGACATTTCGCCAAGGCCGGTGCAGAAGTTGACTCCATGCCGTCTGCAGATTGGAACCAGGACATCGTTCATGGTGGATTTTTCGCACCAGACTTCAATCTGGATCGGTTGCGGTAGGGTCAAGCCTCGAACTTGGTAGTCCGGCAGGTCCGGGAAGTCCGGCGTGTAAATCTCGGAGACCCATGTCCCGTCAATCTCGATTTCCGGCGGGTCCGGGACGACAAAATTCACCATGGGTTCGGCGTTGCGGCGGTCAATAATGGACTCGACGGGGATAAGGTCCAGATACCGCGCGGCCTTGGCGGCGATACCAAGGAGCTGCCAGTCTTCGTCAGTGTTTTCGTATGGCTTGCCGTTCGGTTTCAGGACGGGACTCTCTCCACTTGCGATTCGGTAATGGATACGGCGCAGGTGGACGTTGTCGGTGTAGCCGAACTCTTGCCACAGGTTGGCCAGCCAGTTGGCCAGCTCCTTGTCTGATGGCCGCCCGCAGTAGAAGGGATCGTTGTTCGTCGCCAGGACGATGAGGTCTTTGACCAGGCAGTTTTGCCCGCTCTTCCTCATGGACTTGGCCAGGCGCTTGATCTCGTCGTAGTTCATTGAACCCTCCCGGCCGGCGCGGCCTTGAGCTTGGCCACTTCGACCACGGCCTTGACCAGCTCGGCCTTGGAGAGCCGAGCAGCGCAGTTGTCGCAGATCGAGATAAGCATGATCATAATTTTGCCCTGCGGAATGTAGATGTCCTCCGGGTCCGGCAAGTGAATGACATACCCTCCGGCAGGTCCGGGAGCGCTGCAGATGTCGCAGGGCTGCTTGATAATTCTTGGGGCGTTCGCATCGATCCATTTGGCTATTCGCGGCGAGAATTTCAGGCGGTCGGTTTGGTTGATGAGATAGTGGTCGCTCATGTTATTCCTCCCCGGCGTAACAGCACGCCCAGCCGGTTGGCGTTTTGATTGACAAGTGCCAGTCCAGCGGCCCGCGGTACAGGTGCCCGGCGAACAGGCCCGGGCGTTGGTCTTTCAGCGCAAAAGCCCGGGCGCGGTATTCGAGCCGGTCCACCTCGTCCTGGGTCAGAAGCTCGACCATCTCCACGGGCAGGGTGCAGCCCGTGGCGGTCAGTCCGATGAAGCCGCGGGCCTCGGGGAGAGGGCTACTGACAGAACCGACAAAACCGACAAAATTACCCGGAGCCCTGTCAGCAGGCCAATTCGTGGTTGAACCGACAGAACCGACAAAATCCCCACAGAACCGACAAAATTGACTAGACCCTTGTTTCGCCTGACTTTCAGCCGAACCGACAAAAAGGCCCTCAGGTATTTTTGTCGGTTGTGTGGTATTTTTGTCGGTTTTGTCGGTTGAGGCGGCTTTTGTGGCCAGTCCTAATGAAAACAAGGACTTAGTCCCAAGGCCGGTATTTTTGTCGGTTTTGTCGGTTTTGTGGGTGGGGTACTTGTTAAGGTCAATCATTTTTCCCCTCCTCCATGATAACCGGGTTGATGTGGTAAACGGTCTTCGGTCTGCCGGGTCCGGGCCGAGAGATGATCTCTTCCCGGAGCCAGTCCAGGCCGGCGAGGTTGTCCGCGGCCATTTCCGTGGATTCCCTATCCAGGCCTTGCCAGCCGTGAACGTAAACATCTCGACAAGTGAACGGAGACTTGACGGCCCCGTCCTGGATTTTACGGGCAAGGATATGGGCGGCCGTTGTCATCGGCGTCCGTGCTGCGGTGTAAACCTTGAAAGCGTGGGAGCTGAGATAGTCTGCCCATGCCATAGCGCGTCGCAGGGACACCAGGCCCACGGCTTGGGCATGAGGATGATCCACCAGGTGGTCAATCAATGCCAGAGACGGAACCAGAGAGGGGTACTTCGCAAAGTGCGACTCCATGGCCGGGTCCAGCTCTCCGGACCGCAGGCGGTCCAGGAGGGCGTTGAGCCAGGAGCGAAATACTTCCCCGGCCTCCCGGTCAAAACGCAGATAGCGCTTTTCCGAGTGGAAGGTGTCTGCCGTGCCGATGGCGGCCACGTCCAGCTCGTCCAGCCGCTGGAAGACATCGAAAGCCCGCTCCCGGGCCTCGGTGTCAGGAGCCCGGTCTTCTCCGTTGCTTTCCGGCATTTCAGGCCAGACCAGGAGCTGGAAGCGCTGGAGTAAGCCGTCGTCGCCGGCCCCTCCCTGGCAGGTGGCGGCGACATAGCGCTCCAGGGGTCCGGGCTGGATACCGCCCAAAATAGACAGACAGTGGTGCTGGATGAAAATTGACCCACGGTTAATTCGGTCCACGGCGTAAGAGTTCGTGCCGTCCCACGCTTCTAGGTAGAACTCGCGCAAGCCCTTGTTCTGGGGATTTTCCAGAGAGGCCAGCCAGCCGTTCAGCTCGTCCCGGAAGAGGAGCAGGCCCCGGTCAGTTTGGGATAAAAGCTCTCCGAGTTTGGCTTCAGTGCAGTCGTTAATTTTTATTCGAGCTTGTACTGGTGCTTTTTCGGTTTCGCGTTGCCCTTTCAAAATTTCTGTTACGTCGGGCGGCTTCCCAGCAGATAGGAGGTCTTTCGCTTCTTGTTTGGCCTGGGACTTGATGGCCTCGTTGAAAATTTTATTGGTCTCCAATTTGGTCAGCCACTCTTGGAGCTTTTCCTTGTGGGCCTCGGCTTTTTGGGCTTCCAGTCGGGCGAGCGGTTTCATAGCCGCGGAGAGTCCCGGCGTTTTTTTACTCGACGGCCGGCCGACTACTTGGCCCCATAAATTCGGAACGACATGCCAGTCGTCAAAAATTTTGGGACGGATGCCGACCTTACAGCCGACGAGAGCGCTAAGGGAGACCATAGCCCCCACGGCTACGAAGTCCGGCGCGCAGCCAATGCGTTCGGCTTCGTCCGTGACCCAGTCCCTGATCTCGTCGGGCAGCAAATCGGGGTCGAAGGGCAAAACGGCCGAGGCCGAGGCCCCGGGCAGTGGCTGAGGGTCTGGCCAGGGTGCCCTGGGGTCATACGTCTGCCCACGAAGCGGTGGAGGTTCCAGCGGTGCGGCCTGCCCGTCCCGGAGACCATCCCGGACGGTCTTCATGGCCGCGGCCACGTTTTCCGCCCCGGAGCGGACAACGGCGGCTTCCAAGGCGGAAAGGGCGGTGGCCTCCGGGAGGCCAAGATGGAGAAAGCCGCCCACGAGGCGGGCCTGGGAATAGCGCGTGGCGTGCTGACTTCCAGGCTGGGCTGCAGCGATTTTTGAGCAGGCGGTGGTCAGGACTTTTTGAGCGTATTTTGTTTTGCTCATACCGGCTTCGAACTCCGGCCGATCCTGCTGCTCTTCGTGCTCAAAGTAGTATGGGGCGGGATTTATCCATGCCGTCGGGTCGTGCGAGAGGAAGGTCAGCCGGCTGATGTCTTTGCAAGCCGGGTCAATTTTTAGACCATAGACTTGCTGGAAGTAGTCCGCAGCCTGGGCAAAAAAACGTTTGTGGTCGTTGTCGTTTTTTATCTCCTGGGCGCGGATGCCGATTTTGAGACCATCTCCACCTGGGGACCGAAAGCCGAACCAGACCTTCTCGTCCTGCCGGAGCAGATTCATGGTCGCGTCCACGTTGGGCAGGTGGTCCAGGTCGGGGATTAAAAAGCCGGTGGTGGTCAGGACAGACGACGTGGACCTTTTGCCGTTGAAGGTCCCGGCGAATGTGACCGCGGGCAAGCGCTTCTTGAATTCTCGGTATTGGTCCGGGCCTTGGGCGCGGATGCTGCGGGCTTGCGCGATGAGCGCGGCGTGGGTGCCATTTCCTATCTCGTCCAGGATGTGCTGCCAGGGGACGGTCCGGATTGGAGCAGATGTCAAAGCGTTTGGATAAACGGAAACAAGATCGGCGGTCACAGTCGGACCTCCTTCTCGGCAGATATGGCGGGGGATGTTTTCAGATCGGCCAGGCGGGAGACAAGGCGATTGACGCGACGGACATTCTCTTCCCGGTCGTCGTCGTCGGCCGGCGCGGGCGCAGACCTCGGACCATGGCCAGTCCGCCGGACCGAGGTCCGCGTGGGCGTGGGCGCAGCGGTGCAGGCGGGCGTGGCCACTTCCAGCTCCTGGGTCGGGACCGTGGGCCGGACGGAACAGCTAGCCAGCATTTCCAGGCCGGCGAGAATAGCGTCTTTGCTGATGCAGAATTTCATACTGACCTCCTCCGCAGGACTTGCGAGTCGATCCAGCGGACAAACTCACCAAGTGGATACCGAACTCGGCCGGCGAGTTTGACCCATGCCGGACCGCGGCCTCGATGTCGCCAGCCGGAAAGGGTCATTTTGCTTAGCCGCGCGATGGCGGCCACTTCGTCGGCGGTCAGGAGGTCGCCAGGCCATTGTCCTTGATATGCATCCAGGATGGCCTGACCAGCGGGCGTTAGAGGGCTGTACAATTCCGGCCGTTGCTTCGTCGTTTCGCTTGACGTTTCAGCCGTTTGGGAGGATTGCATACTTACTCCTACGCGTTAGTTTGTTTCTCGGCCAAAAGCCTCCGAATCCATACGGGGGCTTTTTCGTTTTTTGGCCGACTACATGCTGCCGGATTCCAAGCTGCAAAACAGCTCGGAAAGTTCAACGTCAGCCTCTTTCCTTTTCCATTCGAGCAGGTCTATCTTGCAGTCTTCTGGGACAAATTTTGTCAGGGCTTCCAGCTTCCGGCGTAGACGGCCGAGGGCTGGCCCGACCACGTCCAGCAGGACGGTCTCGTAGTCGGCATGCTCCAGGACCACGGATTCCAGGGCTAGGACTTCGTGGTTAAGTGCATGGACGGCCTGGACCAAAGGGCGGTGGGTGCTCATCTTAGGTTCCTTGATTTTTCGCGCCATTCAGCGGCGTCGAACTCGACTGGTGGAACGAAGTCAACAAGGGCTTCCAGGTCCGCGGCGATTTCTATCAAGCCGGGTAGGACTTCGTCGCGGTGGAAGTCTTCGCGCTTGTAAAAATTGATCAGCTGGGTTGCTACGACGGCCATGAATTTTACCGCCTGTTGTGTTGTTCGCGGTTCAAAAAAAAGTCGCTCAAGTTTTGCCTCGGCTGTAGCGCAGTCCTTTGCTTGTACAGCGTTTAGCGCTTCGTGAATCAGCTTGTCAGTTGAATTGAGCATCAGATCCTCCTGTTGTTAAACGATGATATAAATCCGGCCATGAATAATCCGTGCGGACTTCGCCCGGACTCGGCCGGACCGGGTGGACGTTCACTTTGCCCTCCTTGGTTTGTCTTGTGTAAATGCGTTGAGACGTGTCTAAATATATTTTGACGGACATGTCAAGCCCGTATTGATACATTCAGACAAATTATTTTTAGGAGGTCGCTATGAAAAGCCTTGTGGCCGAGGTTATGGCAGCAAAAGGCGTTACAATTCGAGCGCTTGAACAAACTTCAGGGATCACAACGGTCACAATTCTCAGGGCGCGAAAGGACGACATGATCTGTCGGTGCAGCCTGGGGACTTTGTGGAAATTGGCTGATGCCCTCGGGGTCCAGGTCTCCGATCTCTTCAGCCAGGACCGGGACAATGATGGCGAATGATTGTTTCCCTTCGCCTTTTTTTTGTTGAACGTTTGCGCTGTTTGTAATTTTAAGTCCCGAGTTTTTAGAATTCAACGTCAGCGTTAAAATGGCGACAGTGTGTGGTATCTTTCAAGAAAATAAAAAAGGCCGGTCTCCCGGCCTTCGTGCGTATGTGGTTTTTTACTCGGTCACCAGCTAGTCGTCCGTCTCCAGGACCGGGCGGCCGGCGAAACCGTCAGCATATCCTCGCCCTGTCTCGGCCCTGTCGGGGTCCACGTCACCGACCAGCGAGAGGAACTTGTCGTGCTCCTCCTGGGTCCCAAAGTCTTGGCCATGATAGAGGCGGCGCAGGCCTCGCTCGTATCCCCGGCGATAGGCAGCGGACGGACACAGGTGACGGGCGGCTGACAGGCGGGTCTCGAACTCTCTCCTGTTCATCGGCCCACCTCCAGGCCGGCGGCCTCCATCTCCAGCTCCAGGGCCTCCCGGTCCAGCAGGGCCGTAGTTGACGGGATGCAGCCGATACAGCCCGCGGCCCCGCAGACCAGGCTACCGTTGGCCAGTCGCATGGCGGCCCCCATGCGGTGATCGTCGCGATACTCGCCCACCAGCTCGGCCCCGGCCGGCAATGGTCGCAGGCCCCAGCGTATCCTCGCCCGTTTGATGGCCAGTAGTGTTTGGCTGATGGTGGGGTTCGATACCTCAAAGTTCCTCATCGCTCCTCCTGCGTTGATGGTTCCCGGCCTCCCTTCCGGCGCACGGGGTTTGTCCGCAAACCCTTAAGTGCGCCTTTCAGGATTCAACGGCCTTTGCTGATTTCCTCGGCCACGAAATGTCCAAAATTCCGATAGGCTGCCCGCTCTTCCTCGGTGAGACTCTCCCAGCTAATCCTCCGCGCGCGGGCCTTGGCCACCTGCGACCGTGGCTTTTCCAGTGGCTGCTCCTGGACGGGCTGGACCACCTGGACCTCGGTGACTTGGGCCTTGGTGGACTTGGGCTTGCCGTTGACCTTGGACTCGGTGTCCTTGGCCTTGATGTGGAAAATGATTTTTTCGATGGCCTGCCGACGTTTTTTATATTCAACGTCAACGGTCAAATCGGAATGGGCGTTGATGTCTGCCAGGGCAGGAATGATGACCTTTTTCTTGAGTGCGTATGTGTCCTTGTACTTGTCGGAAATATCCAGCGATAAACGAAATTCTTCTATTGTAAAAATTCTTATACCTGTTGACTCAAATTGTTTTGCAAGCTCATATATTCTGAAAGCATGCCTTGATTGAAAGCCGGTGACACATTCCATTCTGTATGAAGTGAAACATTTTTTGAGCTGCAAAAGATACGGCCTCAGCTCAGGGGCCACGGAGAATGAAGCCAGGCCCGCTAGCTCGTCCACCATGATGGAGGAAAACCAGTTGCAGACCATGGCCTGCCGTTCACCAGTCAAAAATGTGATCGGCTTCTTCATCAGCTCGCGGACCATGGCCAGAGCTTCCTCGTAAACCCTACTTTTGGAAATTCCCGTTAGCTCGACCATCTCCGAGAGGGTCATTTCGTATCGTCGAAACTCCTTGTCTTCGGGTTGAATCTTTGAAACAGCATACAAAACAAGGCGTTGCTCGTTTTTTGTCAGGCTGTACTTGGCTTGCACGAGGTCGTTGGACTTCACAATCAATGACATGGCGGCCCCTCCTTCGTGGCGTTCCTCAAACTTAGTCCCAAACAAAGTTTGGGGTCAAGTTTTTTTTAGTCCCAAAAAGTTGGTTTTCGAGTCCCAAAAAGTTGGTTTTTAGTCCCAAAAAGTTGGTTTTCTATACTCCAAGTCCACGGCATCATTGGCGAATTCGGGGCCTAAAAATATCTTAAAAATAGAAGAAAAAAAAAGAGGCCTGGACCCTCTTGGAACGGGTCCGGCCTCTAAGAGGAAGAAAAAGGCAAAGACGTGGTTTGACTGGATATTTTTCCAGCCCAAAAAAAAGCCCCCCCGGATTTCTCCAGGAGGGCTTTCTGCCTAACCGACCTTTGCCACTATGTCATGCCCGAGAAGGGCTTGCCACTAAGCTGATTCGTTGACCGTCGGGTGGTAGCCGCCAAGTCTAACCTGGACCGTGGTGGCCGTCTCGGCCTTGGCCGTCCAGGCCATGCCCACGAAGACGTTGTCTTCGGCCGTGGGCGTAATCTTGCCCGTGGAGGCGTCCCGGTAGACCGGTGCCCCCAGAGTGATGGCCGCGGCGTTTGTAGCCGTCAGCTCGTAGACTCCAGCCAGGGCCACGGCCCCTTCGGCCGTGTTGGCGATGTCCACGGCGGCCACTCCGGGCATGGAGCCGACCATGACCAGGTCGCCCGAGGATACGGCGGAGCCGGTGCTGTTCGTCCAGGTGATGACGTTGCCGTCAGTGATGGAGTTGATCATGTTATGCTCCAGCGTTGTAGACCAGGGCGCGCCAGTCCACGGCCTTGGCCGCGGCCTCGATACGGACCTTGAATTCCATGCCGTCTATATTGAACCCGTCCCGGCGCTCCAAATATGGCTTGCTTTGACCCTGGAGAAAGTAAATGTTCACGGCCTTGCCCTTGGGACCGGCCAAATACCATTCTCCGGTGTCGTCAGCGTCCAGTCGGGCGTCGTAGACTCGGGTGAAATAATTTCCGGCGTAAGGGTTGATCAGGTTCGGGTTGGTCTGAGTGCCTTCCAGGGTGGACCGGAAAAGCTGCTCGGACGTGCCTTCCAGGGCCACGGGTGCCAGGAAAAAGTGGGGTCTGAGGTTCAGGTAGGCCTCTCCCTGGAGACCCTTTTGCAGCTTCATCAGCTTGACGGCCTCGGCTACGGTGCCGATGGCCGGCGCGCCAGGCGTGCCCACGTTGGCGTGGTCGGAATGGAATAGAACGGTTCCATCGCTCATGGTCGGGTTGCCGGTGAGCACGGCATAGGCCAGATCGCCCACGAGTCGGGCGGCGGCCTCGCCCTGGAGTCTCGGGATTTCGGTCAGGGCGGCCAAATCATCATTGATGAGGGCCTTGCGTGTGATCATGAATATCTTGCCGTAAGTGGCCACCTGGACCTGCTCCTTGGCGTCGTCCACGATTCCGTGGGTGTACTCGGCATGCTCGGCAATCTCTTCCAGGCCGGAGAACTCGGAGAGCTTGACGATACTGGCCAGCTTGAAGTCCGGGACGGAGCCTTGACCACACCAGGTTGACCAGGTCTCTTCGGCCTCGTCGAAGCCCTTGAGGAGTTGCTTGCTAGCCGAGTTGATGAGGATGTTCGGCAAGTCGGAGCTGGTCATGGCCCGGCCGGTCACGTCCATGGCATCCCCATGGGCGCGGTGCCCGGCGCGGCGCAGACATTCCCGGGAGAGTTCGACCATGGACAGGCCGGTCAGCTCGGTGGTCTCGCCCTGGGTCAGGCCGGCGCGAGTGAGAACGGCGTCCACGGCGGCGGACCGGAACTTCTCTCCATCGGTCAGACCAGACTCGACACGGGCCGAGGGTGCAGCCTGCCGGTCCGCCCGGACCTTGGCCAGGACCTCGTTCTGGAAGGTCTCCAGGGTGGAGCCGGATTCAATGGCGGCGCGGGCGGCGTCGGTCATGCCGAACTCGGCCCCCATGCTCATGATGGCCGCGGCGCGTTGGCGCTCGGCCTGAAGGTCAGACTGAATTTCCATGTAGTGTTCCTCCTTGGAACGGATTTTGGCCTGGGCATCGGCCCCGATGGGCGTGAGACTCAGCTCTCGGAGCTGCCAGGCGGTTGCTATCTGGACAGGGCCGGCGATGGTGCGGCCCTCGTATTCCCGGGACTCTCCGGCCGGTATCCATTCGGAGCGCTCCACGGTGTAGCCCACGGACACGTCGGTCAGGTGGCCCTCCTTCACCAGGTTCCAGGCCTGGGAGGCCGTGGCGCTGAAACGGAGCCGCCCGACCAGGGCGCGGCCCTCGGCCTCGATGTCGGTGACGCTGCCCAGCACGTCCTGGACTCGGCCCCGGGCGTGG